TTCGATGTACTCTTTAAGTTTATGAGCGTACTTAAATTTGTCATAGATTTCAAATATCTGGGGTTCCCCAGTTTCACATGCGATAATTGTGACGAGTTTCTTTACCTTAAGTCCAGTTAACTCTTGAAACATTATAG